TGTTCCTGTAACAGATTCTATTGAGAAGTATTCCGAATCTTTATTTGTTAACTGAACGTGTCCACTTGAAGCAGAAAAGTTTGCTCTATACAAGGTATATTTAATATTCTCATCCTGATATGGAGTCCATGTTCTGTCGTTTGTTGAGGTGAAAAGAACACCTTCATTCACATCTTGTGTAATTTTTACAGCCGTAAATGAATCTGTTTCACCTGTACGTGCTATCCAAATTCGAAAGTCCGGACTATTACCATCAGGTCTAACAACAAATGCATATTCCTCGCCAGTTTTTAATGCTACAGGAACAGGGAATGTAACTGTAGTTGCTGCCGCCGCTATACCTGCTGCAGCCTGGGCAGTTGAAGTGACGTTTATATCAGCTTGTTCAACATGCACTTTCGAGAATGGCACTGTTTGAGTAGTGATAGCTCCGTTTATTACTCTTCTAATATAGAATGTAAATCCAACTGTATCAGATTTTTGCTCAAAGAATAAATCAAACTTGGTGGCGAAAATAACATTATCTGATGATGCCATAGCCTTTCTTATAAAGAATGATTGGGCTATAGGGTCACCGCCTTCACCACCGGGTCCATCATCTGTGGATTGATCAGCCGGAGGAAATACTTGTACAATACTCTCAGAGGTAGTTTGCTCCACTCTCGTTGTTCTGCTGGTGCTTACAACTTCATCAATTTGGAAGGGTCTTGTCGAAACCGCAAGATTTTGCTTTTCCAAAGAATTATTATAAGCAGTATAAACCGCAGAAGCAGTAGAAACAGCAGACGGACTTTGATTATAGGCTGATACGTCCATAATCTCAAGTTTTCTATCACCTACTTTAAATGTTCCTGCAGGAAGTTTAAATATTACCCTTATAACACCATTAGTATCACTTGTTATAGCAGCACCAAAAGCACCACTTCTATTAAATAATTTAATATCATTTGGAGCTGAACGTGTTACACTGGCCGGAGCAACATGAGCATTAACATCAACTCCATCAAAATAGAAATAGAATCTTGTGTTTGGTCTTAATCCATGTACAAGAACACGAATGTCTCTTTCTGCCATAAACGGTAGGAATTGAAGATCTGTAACAAAATCACCAATACCTTGAACATTTGCATCAGATTGTGTTATTTGAAAATCTGTTGTTGTTGTAGTAGTTGTTAGAAGGGTAGATGTGGTCGCTCTTTCGATCAGAGCATTACCTCTAATAACATTTTGCCGACTTGTACCAAGGGTCTCTCTTACAACCTGATCAGTAGATACACTTGATAGATCAAGTAGTTCTTGGAATCGGTCAACAACATCAGGTCCAAGAATAGTCTGTGCTGAAAGGTCTAGGGTTAAATCCGGAGCTTGTGTTACGTCATAGTTATTATCTATTTCAGGAAAAATAAATGCTTTACCATCAAAAGAATAGAGGTCAGTTACACAGTTTCGAATGTTTGTTGCAAACGGTTGATCAATAACAGCTTTGTCAGTAGCGTCTTTTTCCAATAACACTGCTTTGTCATTGTAATTAGTAGTGCTACTTGTAGCATGAACTTTTAGATCCATGTTGAACTGTTTGAATCTAGGCGTAAGTTCTTTATATGAAGTATCAACAGCGGCTGAATATTCTGGAGAAGCTACATTGGCTTTGCTAAAATCTTCAAACACGTCAGTAAAAATACCATTCTTAAATCTATCTAATCCATTACCATCAAGAATTAATTGATCTTTTGTTTGTTGTTCCAAAGAATTAAGTACAGTATAATACTCAATATTCTTTAACCGCCTATCCATTTTATTGATAGCAGCCATATCATAACCTTTAGCCAATCTATCCGGATCAATTCTAACCGCATAGTTAAATTTCTTTGAGGTATTAGCTTGTGCAGATGTCAACGGCGGATATGCTGGAACGCTAATCAATCCAAGAGAAATACCCCTGCTTGGCTTTGAAGGTGGAGAAGGTTTTTCTTGGGCAACACCTTCTAAAATAGCAAAAGAACCGTCTCCATCAAGAGTAATTCTATCAATACGTGGTAAGAAATATGAATAATCTAAATCAACGTTTTCACCAGGAAAAGGTGGATAATAGATGGTATCCGTGAAGTCTGGAACGTCTGTAATAGATGCCGTTGCAGTGCTTGCGGTTGCGGCTGTCGTATTATACCCAACACCAGAATCTTTGTCAGCGTAAGGTCTAAAATCAATAACATCTCTTAAATCATACTGTATATTAAATTCTGAGGTATAAACAGGAATGTCTTCATAATTTATTGAACTTGTCGGAAGAGAAATATAGCTTGTTAAATCAAAGTAGCCTGTGTGAGTTGTTTCAAAAACTTTAACTTTGAATAGTAATAAATCAGTTCCACCAACAGTTAATGCTGGCTTAGACTTAACATAAGACAACCCATAGTAAGCGTCTCTTTGATTCGGAAATAGGGTAAAGAGATCAGTAACCTCTGGGCTACTTTCAGTAACAGTGCCAGTATCCTTATATACTGCTTCTATTTTATATACATCTGGTAAGCCTAATGAATATTGCCCTGTTGTTCCACCAGGATTGCTACTTGCATCAATTTTAATGAAAACTGTTCTGGATTCTTTTGTACCAGCAGTCTCATCTCTTTTTCGTTTATAGTAAACTCTTACACTACCAGTTAGACTAAATCCAGCGATTGTCATTGATGTGCCAGAACCAGAAATCGTAATGGTCAAGTCATCTGTATTAACAATATCGCCGGTAGACTCATGTACAACTATGATATCTCTTCTTTTAACAGCATCAGATAAAATGCCATCGCTATAGTCTAACGAAACTGAACTAATCGCAACCTGACCTGCGCTAATTGATGCTGTTTGTGTAGCGCCTTCAATATAAACTAAGTCAGAAACTGTTTTGATGGCGTTTTGTCCTATACTATAAAACGCCTTTTTAAGATTTTCTTCATAAATCTTAGGAAGGCCATTTACTAAAACGATATCGGCAGCACCTTCAAAGTTACCACCATTATCGTTAAATACAACACTTTTAACATCTGCTGGCGTATGAGAAGTACTTGTAATTCTCACATCAAAAACATAAAGTCTATATTGACAAGCAGGAGAACCTGCATCCCCATTATGATATTGTAATCCTCGAACTTGAGCACTACCAATTTCCGTTCCAGTTGCTGTTCCTAAAGTATTTGCTGTTGCCGCATTTTGTTCGGCATTATAAAGTTTAACTTTCGTGATTGAGCCATAGGGAAAATTACCTTGTAGCTCATCTACAACATAATAGTTACCCATATTAATTGTAACTACTTGGTCATCGGAATTCTTAAAATTCGTATCATCGGCTCTAATTGCTACATCAATTGATCCAAATGTTTCTATTCTTTGGCCATCAACATACGCTTTACCCGCACCAACTCGTACATCAAGAAGTGAGTTGTTAGCATTCTCTTCAATTGACATATGGAATCGATCAAGATAATAGTTTCCAGACTCTTCAAATGTACGTCTGGCTAATTCTTTACCGAGTGTGGAATAGACAGTAGATTGTTTCCTACGTGCCGGAAATCCGTTTTGATACTCAACAAGAGTAAAAAATGTTTCATCTGCAGCTGCTTCGGCTAATGTTTTTACAGACAATAATGGTGTTAACTTAACCCTGTCGGCTCCAGGAGCATTTTCATTATTATATCCTTCTGCATTATCTAATAATGTACTATCAACTATACTACTAATAATTGTTTCTTCTGTAATAAATCCAACAACAATACCATCTGGTATAATACTATATTTTTCAACAACTAAAGTTTGCTCATCTACACGAATAAAAGCACCTTTTTGGTATATAATACCATCAGCAATTTTTAATCCAACTCCATTGCCTATTGCATTAGCGCTCTGCCCTGGCACTTCACCAGCTGCAGTTACAGTAGTAACGATCTGAGCATTAGTCACATCAGACCTATAATTAGAGAATCCTTCTAGTCGGATATTTTCTGTTGTACTAAAAGTCTTTTGTCCACTATTACCACTCTTTACATATCGTAAGAATAATGTATTAAGAATTCCTGTATTTAGACCTGCTGACTCTAATCCTGTGCTTGTATCAATAACAAGAGCTTCAACACCTGTGAGAACACCAACTGCCTTTAAATTTTTATAGTTTGACATAACAACTGGCTGACCATCAACTTGAAGGTCTTTAATTTTTACATATGGGAGCCTATCAATATAGTTAAAGTTACAACCTTTTACAATTGTACCTTCTTTGAGGATATTGTCACCGAACCGCTCAATTTGATTTTGAAGTATTGTTTGTAATTGTGTTAATTCACGAGCCTGTACAGCAACAGCTGGCTTAAAAAGAACCCTATGAAAATTCTTATCTTCGTTAAAATCATCAAAATATGGCGCATTCGTGAAATTGGTATTGAGACCCATCTAAGAATATCCTCTTAAAATTCTAATATTAGCCGAATTTTTTCCGATTGATCGTTAGCACGTTGAATCGGACGTATTGTTTCTATGTAAATTACTTCACCGGTGCTGTCAACTAAATCTGGATCAATTCTACTAGTGATGTCGGCTTTTGCAACATCACCTCCTGCAGTGATAGTTTTAATTTCTTCAGCTTCATTAAATGTTCCTATTACATTATTTAGATATATTGTTCTAAGCGCTCCTGAACCAGTCGTTCCTATTCCAGAGCTAATAGCTACACCAGTATTTGCTGTTGTATTACTCTGATTATTTACAGGTTGACTTGTATCATATGTTGAACCAAAGGTCACTTCAAACTCTGTATCTACTCCTGTCGTTGTGACAAAATATAATGGTTCAGTGTTAGAGAGAACAGATCCATTAAGACCTTCAAATGTTACAACTTGACCGTTTGAAAATCCATGAGCAATACTTGTTGTAACAGTTGCTTGAGTATCTGTAGAAACCGCTGTAACAAATCGTGTGATAGTATTAGATACCGCATGTACATATCCACTAGCATAATGTGCATTATCAATTACAACCGGACCTATATTAGGTTGACTCTGAACAATCTGCTCGTCAATAGCAAATCCCGTGCCAGATATACCTGTGCCTAAGTCACTACTATTATCTGTAATTTGAACAGACAGTTCTGTTAATTGAGAAAAAACATTCAAGGAAGTATCGACACTTGCAACAGTTGCAATAGTACCCGAAGTTAATCCCTTAACCTGTTGCCCCGTAGAAAATGAACCGTTAACATCCGTTAATCTAATTTGTCCACCACCTCTATTAGTAACCTTACCACTAGAACTAGTATCATAATCTTCTGACAAGAGAGATTCTAAAGTAGTATATAATTCAACACGGATCGTATCGTCAGTATCTAATGTAATATCAGTTATAGTAAATGTATTAGCCGTCTGTGTAGCATCTTCAGCCGTACCGTTTAGTTTAGTTATAGCAGTAACTAAATTTTGATTATAACCAAAAGTATTTCCGTTATTATCCTGGCCACTTACAACAGCATTATTTCCAGTAAAAGAATATGCCGCTTCTAATACATTAGCAATTGCACTTGGTCCACCATCGACTGGCGTAGTAACATATCCTTGTGTAGCTGCGGTGTTTGAGCTATTATCAAATGGCGTTGAAAGACCCGAATCTACATAAATCGTAAACGTGTTTGCATCATCGGTTGTCTTAGCATAAAATATTTGTTCTGTATTAGCAACAAGGGCGGTTTCACCATCTAAATCATGGAATATAATTGCAGTACCATTTGCTAAACCATGAGCATCTGTAGTAGTAACTACAGGAGGTTCAGCTATACTAATACTGTCAATTTCCCTTGTTACAGTACTATTACTAACAACATCATTATTTGCAAATGCACTGCTGGTTGCAGATAATCTAATATTAACTGTGTTGGCATCATTATCATAAGAAACTATAGTACCAACTTTATCTTCTGATGTTATTGAAGTTCCAACATCCCAGGTATCAATCGAACTGTTTGCCAAAGTATCAACATCTAATGTCAAGGTTTGATACCTACCGATATCATAGACAAAACTTTGCATTAATGTATTGGAAGATTGAGGTGAATATTGAATTACGGTTTCGCCTACTGTAAATAAAGAAGGATTATCATCAGAATTTAAAGTAATATTAACATTTGCCCATAGAGGATCCTTAATAATACCTATTTTACGATAATCATTTGATGTAGAAATAGTATTGCTTTCAGTATTGGAAAATTGTACTGATACACCAACCTTATTGGCATAGAGTTCATTGATGACATCTGATCCATGTCCACCAGGCGGTCCAAGAAGAACAGATGTATTTGCTTTAACCTGGCTGTCACCTTCACCTGTTATTACAACTTCTGCAAATGTATAACCTGAACCACGTGAAACAATCTCAACTGTTGAAATTGAATTTGCTGTACTGTTAACAGTTGCTATTGCAGAAGCTCCACTTCCGTCACCATTAATAGATACCTGTGGTCCAATTTCCCAAGTAGAACTAAGATCTGGAGTAACGGAAAAGGCAGACGCTAATACAACACGTCTTTCTTGACCTGTAACTACATATTCCGCTATATTTCTAACTTGACCTGCGCCAGCACCAGATCGAATATATATTGAACTATTTTTATAAAAATCTGTTATTTCAGAAACCTTATCGCCCTGAATTAAAATATTTGAGATATCATCAATGGCATTACCATTATCTTGCTGATATACTTTCATATCAATTTCAAGATTTACACTTCTTACGTTAATTAAACTTATAGTATCAGCATCGGTA